ATGGGAAGTTATCCCATGTATCGTTTTCTGAGAGGTGTAGGACCTTTCGATTAATTTTACTGTTCAATGTCTTAAGATGTTTTCAAATTAATAATATTTTTTATTTATCCTTTGTTTTATTCATTTTAGGATGTATCCTAATATGTCTAGTTCAAGGATTTATATCTAGTGTTTTATTTGATTTTGTCTTCTTGATTTGTTTTATTTTTTGCATATAGGATACGTCCTATATGTTCTAGATTGATTCATAATCAAGTTAAATTAATTTTCCTACTTAAATGGGCACATTTATGCAAATAAAATTCAATTACTCTTAATAAGATTTGAGATCCTTATTAAGAATTTATAACATCATATAATTTTTTATAATGTTAATTATAAGTTATTTTTTGAACTGATTTACATGAGTTGTGCTTACTCACCTATGAGGCTCCTGATGCAATGAATTGTAGTATAATGGATATGTAACGTCTGGTTAAACAGGTAAGAATGAGGCAACTGAAAAGACTGATATTATAGTCGTTCAGTAGGTTGTTTATACATGAATGGGCATACCTAATCCCTGTGTATACTTTGCCTTCACCTTAGTGGTCAGAATAGCGTTATCTTGAAGTTATATGTGCATGAAGTTGTACTGTTATGGTGACAGAGACTCCTGCGGAAATAAATATCTTCAGAGAGCATAGGCGTATTGATTTTCAAATTATATTTTATAATTTGATTTATATTGTATTTTATGATGTGTTTAATAATTATCTCAATCTCTTTTTTAAAACTAATATGACAAGTTGCAAATCAGAGGGGGTAATTGCCAATTTTAAGCACACCACAGAAAAAGTACGTGATATAGTTAAAGAACGCATGAAATTTGCTAAAAACAAGGTTCAACCTGATATGTTTTATGGTAAATTTATGGATGTTAGTGAAGAATATATACGTCGTATGTTTCGTTGCTTTAAGCAACTTAAATATGATATATATAATTTTTTGAGTAAATTTAGCTATAGATTTAATATTGATTGTGATTTTCTTTTTCATTTGTGTTTTGGGATGTATAGAATGATATGTTATGATAATTTACCTGATTTATTCATGACTTTAATTTTTACAATTAGAACTTTTATGGGAAAGAAAATTTACGATTATATAGATTTAATATGTGATTGGTGTAATAATTTTATATTAGACCTTAAATCATTTGGAAAAGTGAAAAGTGAAGCAGTGCCTGAATTCACTCCTGACTTTTCTTTTAGAAGATGGTTTGATACTTTAGTTGATTCTAATTTAGCTAAATCACTTCGTATGTTAATTTTAAATTTAGTTGGTTTAAAGTTTTTTAAGAGAGGTACTGCAAAGAAATTTACAGCTCTCTTAGGACCAGCACAACCTGTGTCGTTAGTGGAATTCTGTAGAAATTCTCTTACAACTATTGAAGAGTTTATAACGTTTGGAGTGAATTATAGTAATTCTAAATCGTTTGTGCAAGCTCTTATGAAGGATGATCCTGTAGTAGCTTTTTTAGAAAGTACTTATAATATAACATTGCGTGTACGCAATGTTTATTTAGGTGATGACTCTAATTTTAAGAAATTAGAGGAAGAAAGAGCTAATAGACAAGAAAATGCTATAGTTGAGACTGAATCATCAAAAATAGCGGCTAAAGATTTTATAGTAGAAGTAAGAAAAGCTATTTTAAATGGTGAAAGTATTTTGAAAAGGTGTACGGTTAATGCAGCTTTTAAAGCAAGATTATATTTATTAAAAGAAATTTATGATAGTTTAATTGTCAAAATGAGATCTAAGAATAGAAGAGCTCCTTTTGGCTTAATTATTCATGGAGATCCATCAATAGGTAAATCCAGTATATTAGTCCATGTATATAAATTATGGGCGAAATATAAAAATTTAGAATATTCTAGTGATTTGGTTTATGATAGAAATCCTAAATCTGATTATTGGACAAATCATGATCCTTTATCACAACCAATTATTCATTATCCTGAATTAGGTTCAATAGCTAGTAATATAGTTAAGAATCAGGGTGATCAAACGATTGATGAAATGTTGATGGTAGCTGATACACAACCCTATTCAGCAGAAATGGCTGATGTGAATGAAAAAGGTAAGTGTATGTTAATGCCAGAATTATTAGTAATTGATTGTAATGATCCTGCTATGAACTTAGATTATACGAATAATAATCCAGCTGCAATTAGGAGACGCTTTACTTATGTCGAAGTGAAAGTTAAATCTGAGTATGCTAATTTGACTGCATTGGATGAAACTAAAATTCCAGAAGATTTGGAACATAAAATGGATTTATGGAGTTTTAAAGTTTATAAGCAAACTCCAAATGGTATAAAATATTCTGAAGAGTTTCCAATTTCCAATGGAAGAACTGATATTTTTGGTTTCTCTAAAATTTTAATGGAATTATTTGAAGAACATGATCATAAACAAGATGGTTTCGGAAAAGCAGTAGCTGAGGATATTGATAAATATTTAGTAACTTCAGAAGGAATGCCTGCTAAAGCAATTTCATATGTTTGGAATTCGATCTGTGCTGTTTTTGCATGGTTTTTTCCATTTATAGCTGCTTTTTTAGCTATTAGTTATTGGTGGTATTCTATAGTTAATCAATATAATAGTCAATGTTTATCATTCTCATCGTTTTTTAAGATTAAGATGTTAACAATTATATCATATTATTTTGTAGAGTATAAAATGTATATGTGGTTAACTGATGCTAGAATCTCGACTGAAGTATATTTCATGACGGGTGTTTATTTTCTTAAATCTTACTGGGATAATGATCCTAAATATTATGAGTATAAACTTCGTTTTAATAATTTATCTTTAGTGAAGAAATTTAATATATCATTGATTTTTTTTTCTATTAGTATAGCTTTTATGAAGATTGTGTTGTCCTTTATGGAGATTACATCACAAGTAACTTCTGAAGGAAATGTTATACAATCTTCTGGAAAGTTTATTGAAGAGAAAGTAGATGATAATATTATAGAGATTGAAGAAAAATCTCAGTCAGAATTACCGTTACCAAAGAAAAAACTTAATAGTGATAAAGATTATGATAATATTCAGAGTATAATTCCAAGGTATATAGGAGATACGAGATGCTCCAATAATCCACAAGAGATTTATAATATGATTTTTGGAAATATTCGTTATCTTATTATAGATTCTGATATAGGACCCATACATTGTATGGGAGTTGGTCTCTGTGAAGATATAATTTTGATGAATAAACATTGTTTGTCTGTGGATGGAGCAAAAATGCAGAGTTCACATAATAAAGTTGTGCAAATAGCCAAATCTATTCATAAAATAAATATGAGTAAAATTATTATTGTTGGCGAAGATGCTGTAGTTTTTAGATGGCATGGTCAGCAATTTAAGGATATAACCTTTTTATTTACTGATATATATGAAAGTGGACTTTCAATGAAAGCTATTTATAATCGTAAGAAAATTAGAGTTACGTATACTGATAAATATATGTTTGTTAAAAATACTTTACAGAATTATAATTTAAATAAATATTTTACTTTTAAAAAATCAGATCATGAAAATGGTGATTGTGGAATGCCTTTATTAGTCACATGTGGTAATAAATCCTATTTTGCTGGTATACATAGTGCTGGTCATGATAAAAATGATGAGTGTTATGCCACTATAATAAACAAGACGAATATCGTGAAAGCAATAGATGATCTTCAAAAAGATTATATAACACATGTTGTTTCTGAGGGACAATTGCGATTACCTGTTGGTTCATCTATTAATGATGTTACTAGTAGGAGTCCTTTATTATATGAAGATGTACCAGGTTTAGGTGTGATAGGTTCACTTAAGAATTATTCTATGATATCACCAAAATCGCGACTTGTTGAAAGTCCGATTATTAATGAAATAGAATATTTAGTTGAGGAATCACCATATAGATCTGATGGTAACTTGAAGTATTTACCACCTATGATGAAATCTACTATAATTAATAATAAATATATAGCTCCATATAATCAATGGATTAAAAAAGTTGGAGTTGTGAAGGAAACTTTGAATCATGATGTTATGACTATAGTTAGTGTTAGTTTAAGCTCATATTTATTAATTCAACTTAAGAATGTTGGTATTAATACTTTGAGACCTACTACGCTAATGGTTGCTCAAAATGGTTTTCCTGATAATTTTTATATACGAGCTATGAAAAATAATACATCTGGTGGTTTTCTTCTTCCAGGTAAAAAGAGTGCTTATAATAAGCCTGTTGAATTGCCTTTTAAAAAAGATGCTGTTGAACCAAATTTTGATGTTAAGGAGCAAGTATTGGAAATACTTGATGCCTATGTTCGGAATGAAAGTTCACATGATATTATTGGTGCTCAACTTAAAGATGAACCTAGAAGTTTTGATAAAGCTCGAGCTGGGAAAACTCGAGTGTTTGCTATGTCTAGTTATCCTATGACTTTAGTAAATAGAATGTACCTGATGCCATTTTATTCTCTTATGTGTGAGCATAGAGAAATTTTTGGTACCAGAGTTGGGATTAATATGCATAGTTCTGAAGCAAGCAGAATGTATAATTCCCTTATAAATTTCTCCAATAATATTATGGAAGGAGATTATGGGGGATATGATACGAGTATGCCTGTTGGAGTAGGACTTATGGCGAATAGTGTTGTTTATCAAGTGTTACAACACCTTGGATACAATGATTATGCTTTAAATATAGTTAGAGGTATTTTATCTGATAATTTGTATCCTACTATTTCTATGGAAGGCAATTTAATAGTTGCCCCTGGATTCCAACCTTCTGGAAAGTACGCAACAGCAGAAGATAATTCTTTAAGAGGGTTAATTCTGTTGTATTATGCTTATGTTGTTATGTGTACAAATGTAGGTATTGGTGATCAACATAATTTAACAATTAAATTTAAGGTTTGTGATTTTTTTAAATATATCAAACCTGAAACTTATGGAGATGATATGTTATGTGCAGTGAAAGATGAAATTGCGGAATACTTTAACAATATTACTTATAGTATTTTTGTTAGAGAAGTATACGGAATGGAATTCACCACTGCTGATAAACATGAACATAAATCAAAGTTTGTTGATCCAGTAAAAATTTCTTTTTTAAAAAGAAGTTTTGTTTATAATAAAATGTTGGAAAGAATTGTAGCTACTTTGGACAGAGATTCATTTGTTAAAAGTTTGACGTATATTCTGCCTTCTAAAGAAGTAGATCAAGATACGCAGATTGTTGAAACATGTGGTTCTGTCTTAAGAGAATTATTCTTCTATTATGAAGATTTAGTAGAGTATGATTTGAAAAGACAACAATTTATTGATATACTGTTAAAGTATGTCGAATATACTCGTGATGATCTTGAAAAATGCTATCCAAAGGGGATAGAACTCAAGAGAGAGTATATGTAATTACGTTATTTAAGATATTTTCATTGCGTTAAATGAAAAGAATCACTGAATACTAATATACTTGTAAATTATTATATTTGATCTGACTTAAAGTATTATTTATTTAAGGACGTATTCAGGGTAGATGGAGACCTATTTAGGTTTACTATGACTATATCAGTGCCATCTTATTTACTAAGCAATCCTTAGTTTGTAGACAGATTAGTTAGTCAGTGTCTAATATGGATTGACTCATCCTATTATGTACATTTACTGAGTTGCCAATCAAAATTTATTTAAAGAAATGTCCGTATCGGACATGCGCCTTCGGCGTGACCTTCAGAGTAATCCGAAATTTCGTAAAGATTTCGAAAAAGTTTATTCTGAAAAAATTAAAGAAGAAATTCAGAAAGAAACTGAGAGGATCCTTGATGTTAGACGTAGAAAACGAAATTTCTACCGAAAAATCAATAGAAGTTTAGTGACATCTGAATCTCAACCAAGACAGAATCTTGGAGACAATGATTCTGGTGAAATTACAGGAAATAAAAGTGAATTGTTACCTGTTGATTCTGGAATAAGACAGAAGTTAGAGTTAAATGATTTTTTTCTTAGGCCAGTTCTAATTGATGATTTTACTTTGCAAGTAAATACACCAACTATACAAGCTATTAAACCATATAAATTATGGTCTGATGATCCAACGGTTCGAGCTAAACTTTCACATTATACTTATCTTAGGGGTACTTTGTGTGTTAGAATAGTTTTATCTGCTACTCGTTTTCATTTTGGGTCAATGGTTGTTTCTTTTCAACCTTATGCTGATAGTAATCAAGTACTGAATGGTCTTATTGATATGTTCAATGCTGAAAGTAACAGTGTAATTCGTTTAATTAATAACTATTTGACTCAATCTCCAGAACGTTATCTTATTAAATTTGGTGCAGATAATTCAATGGAAATGAGACTTCCAATGTTAGCACCTAAACAAGGTGTTAGATTATTTAACAAAGATGGGACTCTAATTACAAATTCTACTCCTTTTGAAGAATTTGGTCCTTTAGGAGATTTGTACTATAGTACATTATCGTCATTACGTGTCGCAAATGATGATAAGTTATCTCCGGTGAACATTCAAACTTATGCTTGGATGGAAGATATTGAATTAGGACCAACAACTGCTACTGATATGAATATCACAGCAGAGGCTATGCCAATTGAAAAGAAAGCAGTTCAATTTCGTGATGTAGTTAATTCTAACACTACTTTAAAAACAGTGGGGAATTTTGCGGAAAAATATGCGGATGATGAATATTCTGATGCTGGACCAGTTAGTAAAATTGCTTCTGCTGTCTCAAATATAGCAGAAAAGGTTCAGGATATACCTGTTATAGGTGTTGCTGCGAGAGCAACCTCTATGGTTGCCGGTAAAGCAGCTAAAATATTGAAGTTTTTTGGTTTTTCTAAGCCAGTACAATTGGAACCTTTGATTTTTGTTAAGAATCTACCTTATTCCAATGGTGCGCTTTTAGAAAATAAAGATACTTCATTTAAATTGACTGCTGATCCTAAGCAAGAGTTATCTATTCAACCTATTGGGGGGGAATATAGTATGGATCCCATGGCTATCAAATTTTTGACAAGTCGTGAGTCTTATTTTCATTCTTTTCTTTGGTCAGAAAATGATACTCCAAGAACTGATACTTTAGCAGTTTTTCCAGTTATGCCTATGATAGATACTCAATATGATCCAGATTTTGAGACTAAGATAGTACACCAACTTACTTCATTAGGCTATGCTTCTGTACCTTTTAAACATTGGAGAGGTACTATATCTTTTCGGTTTGAAGTTGTAGCTAGTTCTTTTCATAGAGGTAAACTTATGTTTATCTATGAACCTAATCTTTATGGTTTTGCTCTAACAGAATCTAATGTTTCAGATTTGAATCAACAGTATATTTATTATTTAGATATAGAAGATGGTAGAGATCTTACGATAGATTGTGGTTTTGTTTATGATCGATTATTTGCTAATGTGCGTGTTAACGCAGCTGAGCAATTGGATCTAGCATTTCCAGAACATTCTTATACTACAGCGGATATGGCCGCGTATGTGCAGTGTGCTATTAATCAACAATCAATAGGTACACTTTATGTTAGACCATTTACTGCGTTAACCTCTCCATCTACTAATGCTGATGATTTAGTTTCAATTAATTGTTACGTATATTCTGATGATATGGAATTTAATGTTCCAGTTAATATGAGAGCTATGGATGCAACTAGACAAGTTTCTTCTGAATCGCAACCTCGTGAATTTGCAACAGAGGGTGCAATACAAGTAACACGTGGTTCAAATAATAGAACTAGTGATACTTATACTTTAATTAATAAAGTAAAACCTTCAAATGATAATATTTATCTTTATCATTTTGGAGAAAAGATAGAGTCTTTTAGAGCTTTGCTCAAAAGAGACGATGGATTAGCTAAAATTTCTACAGTTGATAGTGATCATGGTTTTTCCAAAATAAATTTACCTGTTTATCCATGTGCTGCTCAAACAGGCATTCCCTCTTACGGTAATATAACTAATTCTGCTACAGTTTTAAATTCAAATAGTACTTATTCACTATTTGATCATCTTAGATATGGTTATCTTTTCTGTAAGGGAGGATACAGGTATAAAGTTTATCAAACTAATCCATTACAATATTATGGAATAGTAGATGTTGATCGGACCACCTTTCAAGGGGGTGATGATCAATATAGGTATGCTGATAGTTTTTTAGATATAGAATATTTACCAAAACTATCTGGCTCGGTTTTATTTAATCAACACACTAATAATGGTGTGGAGGTTGAAATACCTTATTATGCTGATAACCTTTTTGAGTTATGTGGTCTCCCTTATTTTGAGATTACTGATACTCGAGGAGGTCTTTTTTCTAGGTATAGAACTGGAGCCCATGTTAGATTTGAGCATACAGAAACTAGTCATAGTTATGATACTATGATTGTAGGACATGCTGCTGAGGATTTTACGTTTTTTCGTTTCCAAGGTGGGTGTTTCTATTTAATTTAAATAATAATTTAATTTATATTGTATATTTATTATTTATTTAGATAAAGAGTTTTATATTAAACTCCTCGAAATCTGATTGAGAGAGTTTTTTACGAAATTTTGATTTTTCTCTCTTTATCAAAGCGGGCGGACGCTTAATTAAAAGTACTATAGTGCGG